TGCTACAGAATTTAGTGAATCTGATCCTTTTGCGTCTGCAAAGATCAGAGACAAATGGTTAAAAGTTAGAATTAAATATGCTGGAGACAAATTAGCAATTATTAGTGGTGTAACAACGTTTGAAAATATGAGTTATGCTTAAAATACATAAACAATTAACATCAGATCCTTTACAGAAACGCTCTAACATTTCAATATATCCGAGTGGATATGGTATGGCATCTCCAAAAATGCAATCAGAACAAAAGAGGTTTGAGCAATTAAGCAAACAATTTAATGGCATGAAATCTAATCCTGAAACCACACAAGGTGGAAATAGTGCAAGTGCACCAGGATGGATGGGAGTTGTTACTAATGGAATTGGCGCAATAACAAAACCGTTCACTCAAATGAACAAAACAGCAAATCAGACTTCTTTATCAATTAGAGATACAATATCTGATGCAGCAATTCAGTCTGGAAACCCTTATGCTATGGCCATCGGTGCAGCTACAAAAATTGTAGATGCGATAGGTGATGCTACAGGATTTCATATTGATGATATCGACAAAGATGCTGGAAATCGAGCAGGAGTAAGTGGAGGACTTAGATTCTTAAACAATGCTATGAATGCTCTTCCTGGAAATAGTTTAATTATGGCTGCATTTTCTCCAGGAAAAACTAATGAGGCATCTCAATTAGATGAAAACGGTACATCTATTATGGCAGGATATTCTGGTTCGCAAAAAGATATTGACTCTGCAAAATCTCTTTCTGGAAAAAGAACTTTGTTTGGAATAGGAAGAAATAAAATGAACGATTTTATTGAAGATACTAATGCAGATGTTAAATTGATTAATCGTATAGGATATACAAATTCATTAGCCAAAAAATCTGATTATAATAGAGATTTAACTCAACAAAACTTAAACAGATATGCTGGAACCAATTATCAATCTTATTCAGTTGGTAAGAATGGAATGAAAATAATGTCAAGAAAAGAACTTCAAGACATATTAAAGGCAAAAAAGTTACAAAGTGGAGGAGTTATCGGAACAGATACAAACGTACTTCCGGAAGGAGCTTTACATGCAAGATTAAATCATCTGCAAGATTCAAATCCAGATTTAGAAGAAGCCACGCGTAAAGGCATTCCAGTATTAGATAAAGATGGAAATCAAGTTGCAGAAATAGAACGCGATGAAATTGTATTTCGTTTAGAACTTACTAAAAAAATAGAAGAATTGATGAAAGATGGTTCAGAAGATGCTATGATTGAGGCTGGTAAATTATTAGTGCAGGAACTAATAAATAACACCCAAGATAATACTGGGCAAATAAAAGAGGAGGATTAATATGGATTCTAAATATAATATTATATTAGCATTATTAAATGATATCACAAATAATCCATCTAATAAAGCTGGTTCTACTGCTGCAATAGCAGAAGCAGATATAAAGAAAGATGGATTGGATAGAAAAGATATTCATGAAATTGCAGCAAATTCTGTTTTAGACCAGATGGGAAATCCTCTTCAGAAAATTCAGTTTACCTTTGGAAATCATCCTGAATTAATTGAAGATATTTCTAAATGGGCAGAAATGGATGTCACACCAATTCTTCAATCTGATAGACTTGATATTATACAAGAAATGCTCTCTGAATATCTCAAAGAGCATAATATAAAGGCGTTTGGAGAAGGTGGACAGTTTGAATCCGATTTAGACATAATTCCTGTAAAAATTGGAGACAAAACATATAATCTTTTATATCTATATTCTGAAGAAGAAAAAGAAAAGGGACTTATGGATGTAGAAGATATGGCAGATAATGAAGGTGCTATATTTGATTATTCGGATGATCCACAAAATGATTTATCTTTTTGAATGAAAGATACAACGATTGCTTTAAGAATCTTATTTATAAATAAAGATGGAGTTGTAATATCTGCACATAATGGAGAACCTTTATCTGAAGAATTAATAAAAGAAGAATCTGAACCTATTTATTGAGTAATCGAATTAAATCAATCTGAACAAATACCTCAAGGTACTTACACAGACCTTGCTTTAAGAAAAGAACCTGATGCAGAACCTGAAGAAGACGATGATAATTCAGATGAAGATGAACATCCAGAATTAGGTGTAAATAGTCTTTATATATATGGCTCAAATGGAGAGGTTCAAGCTGAAATTCAGGCTGGTGCTAGAATATTTAGCAGAAAAGCAACTAAAGTAATTATAAGGAAAGCAAAACGTGCGTTCTTATCAAAATTAGATAAAGATTATAAATCATTAGGTCGTTATGTATTTAATGAAATTAAAGCACAAGATAATCGACCGATTGAATACGTTAATTAATTCTTACGATATATAACAAAAATGCCCTCCTATCTAAGACAGGAGGGCTAATAAAGAACTGATTTGGGTAAATATATTTAGTGTAGCCACATATTAGTTCGTCACACTCTTTTTCCAATCGTTCTAAGTGCAAATTTAGTTAAAATAATCGAAAATTACAAATTTATTTTTTAGTTAAAATATTTGCAAATATGAAAATAATTTACTATATTTGCGGGTGATTAATATGGAAATAAGAGAAGATAATATATAAACTTTTAAAAATTAATTTTTATGAAGCTAATTAAGAAATTTCAAGCTGGCGGTCCAATGGGTCAAGACGCTGGTGCTCAAGTTGATAATGGTGCAATGCAAACTGGTGCAGAACAAGACCCTATGATGCAGATTGTAGAAATGTTTGCACAAGGCCTTCAATCTCAAGACTGTAATCTTTTAGCACAAGGTGCTGAAATGTTTTTGTCATTAGTTCAAGAGGCTCAAAGTAGTGCAGAACCAGCAGGACAACCTGTATTTGGCAAAGGTGGAAAAATGGTATCTCGCAAACAAGCAAAACTTCAGCTTATTTGCAAGTAATTATTAGATTTAGAAACTTGACTCGGGATTGGGACACTCAGTCCCGAGTTTTTTAATTTATAATCGAATGAGTCAAGTTAAAAAATTACAAACAGGTGGTACTCCAGAAATTCCTGGCATAAAGCCTTTAAAATTTGAACCGATTCCTAAATTTGAACCAGCTAAATCAACAACCGGATCCCTTACAATCGATGGAAAAACATATGAAGCTACTCCAGAACTAATTCAAGCTTTGACATCACATCTTAGTGGTTTTGGTGAAACAGCTGCTCCTCTTGCAGGATTAACTGCCGCGTTACAAAGAGGAGAAAATGTTGTATATGATTCAATTGGAAACACAATTACTGGAATGTCTGGACAATGGACAGGAATTGATGATAAGGCTAATACAAAAAGAAATTCTGGAACAAGTCAATGAAGAAGAAATTGGCAAGCCACATTTAATACAGATGCACATAAGTTTAGAAATGCAGTAAAACTATTATCTGGATTTATATACAATCCTTCTTCTGAAGATACATCAAACCAAAATCTTAAGGATATATACGGCAATAATATTTGGTATAAATACGATGTTGGTGAAGATGGAAAGAAAACTTGGTTAGATAACGCTTCTGAAAATCTATCTATTGACCAAAGATTAAAAGATTGAACATCTTATTTAGGTGGGACAGATGACGATAGAAAAGGATTTAGACTCGGAAGTCAGTACGATGATCCTAAAGTAGAAGCAATTAAAAATCTATATTCAAGATACACTCCGGAAACTTGAGATGCTTATCTCAAAGAAATTGGAAATAGAGCAAAAACAGATACTCTTAGACCAGAAGATATTGCATTTCTTGCTAATTTTAATATTGTAAAACCTGACGAATATGCCAACCAAGGAACAGGTAACAGGTCTAGAATAACTTCTGCAGATAGAACTAAATGAAATAATGCTGGTTTTGGAGGACTAGCGGATTTACTTGGAGACCGTGCACATTTAAATGATGATGGATCTCTTTCTTTGAACGATGGAGAAAGTTGAGGATGAAATCTTGGCGATTTAGATGGAAGAAATATTTGGTTTAACGATGATTTCTATAAAAGTAGATATGGAGCAGATGGTTCATTTGACCCATTTAGAGGATTAACACTTTATAGAAATAGATTATATACATCTTCTAATCCTGTTTTGGCTAGAATTTTAAATTCAGAAGGTGGATTTAACTCTATGATGAAAGCTGGAAATTGAACTGGTGCAGATAATGAAATATTAACAAGATTTACAGATGCAGCAAGAGAAAATCCTGCGTATTTGCAAAATGATAGATATTCTACATTCTTATCTAATCCAAATTATAGATTTTCCGATTTGACTGGTCTAGTTAAAACACAAGACATGAACGAAGATGATCAAATAATCCAATACATCGATCTATCGGATGATTCTTTAGTTGGGCCATATCGTCAATATAGATATAAATATGCACTGCTTGATAATAGAGGTAATCTAAAGAAACAATTAAATTCTGAGGATTTGATTGATATTCAAAATGGTTCTTCTAGAGAAGGCGGATTAAATACATATAGAAGAATATCAGGAAACGAAAATCAGGTATATAATAATAGATATTACGAAGATATTCTCGATAAAAGCGGAAATGCAACAGGATTTAGATTTTATCGTAGTATATCAGATCCTAATGGAGATGTTATAATGCATATGCCAAAAATATATGCATCTGATGCTGAAGATAAAGATATCGTTCTTCCGAAAGAAGTTGCTCAAGTTTTAATGCAAAATAAGAATTGACTTCAAAATGTTGTTGGAAATGCTCAAAATAAAGAGAATTTTATGAAAATTATATCTGGACTTGTTCAAAGTTGGTGAGCTAAATCCGACAATCTTTGGTATAGAAATGAAGCGAAAGAATTAAGAAAAATGGGATTATCCGAAGAAGAGGTTCAAAAATTCTTACAAGCATGAAATCAAGCGAAACGAGGTAATCGTATGCAACGTAGACAAGATATGCTTGTAACTGCACCACAATTTAAAGATGGTGGTGTGATACTTGAACAATCTGGAGGTAGAGCAGGTGGATCAAAATCTGCAACTGGAGTTACAGAAAAACGAGTTAATACTATAAACACTAATCCAAATAATGCTGCAACTATAGGGGACAGTAAAAACTGAACAGATGCTGATACAAAAGATGTTGTTGCATTACTTGGTGATTTAGGTTCTCTTGGTTTAGCCTTTGTTCCTGGAGCTAATGTTGGTTCTGCAACAGTTGGTGCAGCATCATCTACAGCGAGATTTCTTGCTGATAAAGAAAGAGGCACAAAAGGCGCTGGATTAAATTATTTAGCAAACTTAGGAATGGATGCTGCTACATTACTTCCTCTTATAGGTGGTGCAAGTAAGACGGCAAAAACAGTAAAAGCGGTTAAGAACGCACTTCCATTAATAATTAAAGCCGCATCAGTTTACGGATTAGGTTCTGCAGTAGTTAATTCTGCAAATAAAATTGCTAATGGTGAAAACTGAACAGTTCGTGATGTCTCAATGGTTGTAAACGCTCTTACAGCCGGTGTTGGATTATCAAAGCAAGGTGGTCTTGGCAAATCTAAAGTTAAAGTAAAAGAACTTGAACCTGTCACATTAAAGAGTAAAGATGGAAATATATCCTTAACTTTAAACTCTGAAGAATTAAAACAGATTAAGGATCCAGACGCATTACTTGACGCAATGTTTAATAAAGCAAAATCATCTAATACCAATCTTACAAAGGAACAATTTGGTAAACAATTTGATGTAAATTCTTTACTTAAAACAGCAACTAAATGGAAACCTGGTTGGAGTCCTAAAAATTGGTTTAGAAAAGAGTCTGTAAAAACATTTAATCCAAAGGTAAAATCTGCAAAGCAAAACGTTGAAGCTGAAGAAGGTTCTTTTAAAGAGTGGTGGCACGGTGTAGGTAAAAAACAGCAGAATTATAACGAACAACTTAGAGGAAATACTACAAAAGAAGTTACAAATACAGAGCAAAGAATTGTTATTCCAGAAAATTCTAAACCTGGACTTATGGATTTAAATGTACCAGCTGTAGTAGAACAAGTTCCTGTTACAAGAACAATTAAATTACCACTACAAGGTATAGCTTTGCCCCAATGAATAAATGCATTTACTTCTGCAAATTATCAACGTAACAAAGATGTTCAACCATCAGGTGTAGTTATGCAACCTTTATATCAAAAGAAAGGTGGAAAAATTATAAAAGCACAATCTGGAACATTAACTGATAAAGCTATTACTGGAAATTCTCAATTCAAAGCAGTTCAAGATGCTCAGAAATGATTAAAAGAATCTAAGGCAGATGATTGGTCTAAAATAGAAGGTGGTAATTCAGGCTCTCAGTCAGATGAACCTGGAAAAGCATATAATCTAGATTTTAATCCTTTAATGAATTGGGCAAGAGCTGGAATATCTATGTTCGGAAGTGATAAGCAATTGAAAAATTGGCTAAATCGGCCAAGATATAGAATGCAAGCTCCTTTATTAAATGCTCCAAGATTTGTTAGTTCTGGCGCAGGTGATGCGTATAGACAGATGGCAAGTAAGCTTAGATTATACAAGCCTATTTCTTCAGATGCTACTGATGTAGATGCTTCACAAAGAGCTAGATCTGAGAAAGCATTAGAGCTTGAATTACAAGGTGTTTTAGCAGATGCTAATGACTTTAAAGAATATATGCGTGGATTGGATGAATTTAATAATAAAAATATTCTTCAATTAACAGATATTGCTAATCAGAATCGACAATTTGATTGGCAACACGATATTGAAGATGTTCAAATGAAAAACGCAAATATTGCCGAAAAATCTAAATTCTTTGACCAAGCTGCTTATGCAACTCAAGATTGATATTCTCGTCAACATGATCTTAAAAACGAAATTGCTGGGATTAATGACTATAATACGGAATTGAACAGATTACAAAATGAGTATATACTAGATCTTGCTAAGATAAACGCAAGACACAAAAATGATCCAGATAGTGATGCAGCTGCCCAAGAATTAGCCGCTCTTAGGAGTCAACTTCAAATGAAGCAAAGAGGATTGGAAATGTATCCAATGAAAGCTAGATTAGCTTTTCCTTTTTCTGCTAAACGTGGCGGAAAAATTGGAAAGGATTCAAAAGTAACTTATTCAAGAGATCCATATCCAGAACTGCTAATTCAGAACTCAAAAGACTCAACAAAATTAGTAGAGAAACTGAACGATTCAGTGATAAAACTATTATTACAAACAAAACCAATACATGTATCTTAAAAGGAAGTATCAAGTAGGGGGTATTGCATATACCCCCTATCTTCCTGCTCAAGCCGGTTCTCCACAAGAGAGTACTTCTAATTCTGGTTCGAGCAGTAAAAGTTCGCCAGAAAAAATAACTGGCACTATAAAAAAAGAAATTGTAGACTTATTAAAAGAAAATGGAATTCCAAGCGATGTTTCCACTTTTTTAAATACAGCTAATAAGTTTTTGTCAAAATCTCAAGCATTAAGTAATTATTCTATTTTTGGTGGAGACGACGATGATTATGATTTAACCGATTTAATTAAAATTCAACAGTTAGTTAATGATGTTAAATATAATAATAATCTTAAAAACGAAGCGCTTAAACAAGTAACAAAAGAAGCGGCTGGTTCAGAAGTTGCGTTAACGGATTCTGGACATATTTATGCGTATAATTCTGATGGTAATATTGTAAAACTAACGCCAAAAGAATTCAAGGAAAAATCCAATGATTATCGTGCTATTACAAATAATGAATTACTTTATTTAAGAGAGCATGAAAATGGATTAGCATTTAATACAGGTATATTAAATGATTTAAATAATACCATTGGTATGTCTACGATTACAAAGCAGTTGCGTGATATTATAAGTGCGTTTGGCTCTGATAAAGTGGGAGGATATACCACAAAAGATGCGGCTGTTAATCGTGGAATGCAGGCTTTAATGCAAGCAGGACCTGATGGTTACTATCAGTTTACAAATGAAGAGGAATTGCGAGATGTAAATAGAGCTCTTCGCTACTTATATAACAGTATGTCTGAAAATGCTAAAAATCTTCTTAGAGCAAAGACTGCAGTAGAAGGTGGAGATCCATCTGATCCAAATGACATTTCTAATCTGTTATTACAGGCATTATATGAGCATACTTCTAGAGAAACAACTGTTAAATTTGATAAATCCGCATCCGATTATGATCCACTACAAAGTGGAAAGAAAGGTGGATCTAAAGATCCAGGTGATCAATTAACTCAAAATAATTATTTACAAAGAGTTGGTTCTCTTCGTGGAGATAGAACAATTGTTTCTATTGCTCCAAGAGCAGCTAAAATTTCAGATACGGCAGCACTTACTGCTCCTGCATTTTCTTTTGGTGCTGTCATTGATAGAAGTAATAAACCTGTTGATAAAATGAGCCTTGCAGATCTTTTAAAAGAAGGTTGAGCATTTGCAGCAGGAGAACCAAACGATGTTGTATTTGGAAATAAATTACTTAAATCATGAGAACGTGAAGCTATTATGTTTGATGATAGTAGTAATTTAACCGCAGTAATGCTTCCTTATACAAATCAAGGTGGACATATTATGCCGGATTTTGATAAATTTGATGCTTTTAATAAACTTCAGTCAATTCTATCTAATAATTTATATGTTTCACAAACAGAATTAAATCAAGAGGCTAGAAAACTTGGAATCGATCCTTCTGAATTAAATTACGACCAAAAAACAAACACAATTACATTTAAGGATACTATGGCGTTTTTGACAGTTAGTGGATACGCTGGTGATGATACTCTTGATTTAAATAAAGAAAATAAACAATGATTAGAGAAAGTAGATAAATCTGATGGACAACATCTAGCTGATTTCTACAATAATATGGTTAAATTTGGAAAGCTTCGTCCAGCAAAGAAAGGAAATGTTGAAATTAAAGGATTCTCTAAATCTGAATCTGGTGATTTTTGGAGAGGAAACATTTTTATTCCTATGAAAAATGCTTTTAATGCAATGAATTTGAGTGGAATTGGAGAATACGTTCCTAAATCACAAGAAACTGATTTCTATGGTAGAGTTGCAGCAAGAGCACAAGAGAATGCAATGCTTCAATACCTTAAAGAGAATGATCCAAATTATGCTATAAATTCACAAATAGGGCAGTTTAGAAATGATTAGTAGTAAGAAAAATGACTGGGTTGCCATTAATTTAAACGCACCCGAAGGAATGTCTGTAGATGCTTTACATGGATATGGTATTACACCAGATAATACAGGTTTGCAATCTGAAGATTATTATAAGTCCCAAAAGCAAGTTATAAATACATTTACAGATAAAAATGGAAAATTTGACGAAGAGCGCTTTCATGCCTTTTATGAGAGCGCTCAGCGTTCATATAATGACTATCAAAAGGAAGATTTTACAAAGAAATTATTAGATGATATTGAGTCTTCACCTTATGACATATTTTCTCTTGGAGATGCTAACATAATGGACACTTCTGCAATAATGTATAGAAGTAGAGATCCACAAAGAACAACAATGGGCCTTGGCAATGTTTATGAAGTAGGCACTCCAACCTTCGATGTTAGAGAAGTTGCTCAAGCAAATAAAGCAAGAGATGAATATGGAAATGTTTTGGATTGATCTCCTAATGATAGAGGTAATCCTTTTAAAGGTTTGTTTAGACCTGCAATGGCACTTGCTACATGAGATGAAGACGAATATGATGATAATGGTAGACTTCTACATAAAGCTGGAGATCTTAAATACGATGAAAATGGAGATCCATTTTACGAAAAATTAGGAAAGAGAGAAGCTTACGGTAAAGAAACATTACATTATTGGGACACTATTACTAGAGACGATTCTGCTTGAAATAAAATAGATTTTATGGATAGTGACGGGCTTACTAAAAGTATTGGTGGTACAATCGCGAAAACTGCTTTTTCATTAGTTCCTTATTTTATTCCTGGAGTTGGAGAAGTATTTGGATGAATCGGTGCTTCTGTTGCATTAAGTCAAACATTGCCAGTTCTTGCTAAAGGTTTGGATGGTATTATAACCGGAACTACTGATAATGAATTCGGAAGAAATATGACTTGATTAGAGAATGTTACTGATAGATTTAGAACATCTCAATCAAGAGCTTCTATGGGTAAATTCCTTAGTATGGAAAATCTTGGGGATATTATCAGTTCATCTGCTGGTCAATTATTTCAACAGAGAATGATTGGACAAATTGGACAAAAACTTGTTAAATCTGGAGGCAATATGTTAAACGCTTCTAAGATTGGACAACGACTATCTCTTGGTTATATGGCTGCTACATCTGCAACAGATACTTATCAAACATTTAAAGAAGCTGGAGCTGATGATCGTACTGCTGGTGTTGCCGTGCTTGGTTATATGGCTGGTTTATATGGTTTAATGAACGTAGATTATTTCAAGGATATGTTGTTTACTAACACTTGGTTAGATGAAGATATTTCTCTCAGAGATACTATGCACCAACTTGTTAAAGAAACAACGATAGAACCTTTTGAGGCTTTCGCCGCTTCTACAAGTAAACCAATGACTGAATTAGAAAGACGATTTGCAAGAACTAAACTTTATAAAGCTATTCAAGATAAAGTTGCTCCAACTTGGAAAAACTGGATAGAGTCTGCAAAAGCTGCTAGACCTACAATTCATCAGCTAGATAACGCTATTACTAAAGAAGGCGAAAAGGCTGGAATTTCAGCAGGAATGAGAGCTTCTATGTACCTTTCTAGAGCTATGAATGAAGGTATAGAAGAAACTATGGAGGAAGGTCTTACAGATGTATTTAAAGCAATAACACTAGGATTAGATTCTTTAGGAGTAAAAGTTACACAAGATGATAAACAACTTGATTTCGGACTTTCTCTACAAGATATGATGCTTCGTTATGCTTCGTCTTTCGTAGGTGGTGCTATTGGCGGTGCAGTATTTGAAGGATTTAATCATTGGGAAGGCGGACCTTATGATAGTTTACTTGAAAAATCATTAGTAGAACGTCTTGTATGGTACGAACGAAATGGATATGATAAAGAACTTAGAGCTCGGATTGATAATCTTTATCGTAAAGGAAAACTAGGAAATAAAAATCTTTCATCTAAAGGAAAATCTATTAAATCGGTTGATGGCAAAGGCGAAACCGTTGTGTTTGGCGAAGGAAGTGAATCTGACAATCAGAATCTCTTTGTTTATAATGTTATTAATAGTTATCTTGACAGACTAAATAGCGCATTGGCCAACAACGGATTGTTCTCTACTGACAATGAAATCTTTACTAAAATTTGAGAATCTGTTAGAGAAAAACGCGGAAACAACGACGACGATCCCGAAGTAAAGCTTTATCATTTTTTGGAAGACATTGATACAGCAAAAGCATTAACTATTCAAGAAATGGGATTCTTAAATGCTGTTAAAGAGGATGCAGATAAACTTGCTTATGATATTCTTAGAAAAGATGGAGAAATAAAGAAAGTTAAAAACGATATTCGTAAACGTAATAATATTACTGATGCCAATCGTTCTGAGGAAGATACATTGTTTAAAAACAATCAATATCTTAAGACTCTTGAAAAAGAACTTTCTGATATGAAAAAAGCCTGGGATCAAATCCTTAATGGAGAACGTAATGGTTATTACATGGGATATGCTGCTTTAATGGCAAATGGTACATATCTTGATCTTTATGATAATCCTAATCCAGCCGCAGATGTCTTTAAGAATTTACAAGAAGTTTTTCCTAAAACGGGTATTGAGAACTGGACAAAATATACTTACGGTTTGGAATTTGAGTCTATAACCGATGAAGATCTCAAGAAGAAAATTCAAGATGAATATTCTGCTTATTTGAATTTATCTGGTAAAGATAAAATGCGTAGAATTTATGATATGCATATTCAATTTTCAGAGAAGTTCGCTCCAGATATTATGGCAATCAATGAGAAATTTGCAGAAAAGAAAACGGTAGATCCAGTTACATATTTTACTGAATTTTTAGGTAAATACTCTGATTCTATTGGTCACACTGTTGGAAAACAAGTAGCTTTGGATTTAACAGAAGCATTTAAACAAGTTGATAAGTCAAAACTTCCAGAACAATTAGCAGCGTATCAAAAAATGATGCTTCTTGAAGGTGCTTTAAATCAAGTTTTTCCGGATATTGCTGGATATGATTCAACACAAGATAAACTTAATTTTATACAAGCACTTAATCAATCTCTTACAGATGATAATGCAATTATGGATACAAAAATTATCCGTAATGGTATTATGAGAAGTATTGTAGATAAAGATATTAAGAGAATTGCAGATGAAAATAAAGCAAATAGTCCAGATAGTGTTAATTCTAAATTAAATAATAGGCTTGGAGAATTATCCAAAACTCTTATAAATTCCACATCTGAATTAAATGTTTTCTTAGATAGTCTTTCTGACGAAGAAATTGATTCTGAACCAGCATTTAAAGATTATATTGATTCTATAGATAAAGAACAATTTTTATCTGAGAATGTTGAACAACTTGGGCAAGCAATAGAAAACATACTTCAAGATAAAAATAAGTTACTATCTGTTGGTTCAGAAAGAACTATCTTAATGAGTAAACTTAATGATATTCTTGATGCTATTGCTCGTAATAGTGATAGTGTCCAAAGTCTTTATGAAAATGCTATTAAATATCTTTCTGAAAATTCCGGATTAACAGAATCTGAAGCAAAGTCTTTTATAGACAATGTTTTGTTCCCAGATGGAATTAATCTTGTAGATTTTACTGTTCAACAACAAAAAATCGAAAGAAATAATAATTCTAATGCCATTGAAGAACTTCTTGAAAAGTTTGATATTTACACAGGAGGCAAGATTTACAATGCCATAAAGCTTTTAAGAGATCAAGAAGCTTATATGGAAAGACTTGCTAATCCAGAAGAATATTCTATTACAAGTAAAACCATTGAAAAAGAACTTGAAACAGCATTATCATTCTTAAGAGTAATTAGCGCTATTATCAATAGTACAATTGATGGTACAAATGAACAAATAAATCTTAGTAGAGATGGTGAGCAATTAGCTGTTACTGATGAATCTTTAGCACCACTTTATAATAATCAATTACTTGACGTTATAAATAGAATAAATATTCTATTGGAAACTTCAAGAAAAAATCGGCTTAAGACTACAAAAGTTCAACAAGATACAATGTTGAATATGAATAAACTTCGTATTCAGTCTTTAAAGAACATTGGAAAAATTAATTTCGATGGTATTGAATTAGATTTTGAAAAGATTTGGGCTGATACTGGATTTAGTCTTTTTGATTTTAAACTTGATAAATCTAAAGATGCAGATAAAGCATATCGTCAATTCCAGTCAGAAATATCCAAACAGCTAAAGCCAATTCTTGCTAAATATCTTAGTACTGGAGAAATTTCTAAATTTATAAAAGTTCTTGTTGATAAATTTGGAACAGATGTTTATAGACAAGATCCTGGTGTATTTAGTGATGATCCAAATATTGGGATTACTCCATATTCTAATGTTACTTATTTGTTAACACTTGCTAGTATTGATGCTGCAGAATTTGATGCTCTTTGAAAGTCTGTTACTGGAGAAAATGCAGATTTAATTCCACTTTCTAGTCAGGAATATCTTGTAAGAGAAGCTTTTGCACATATTATAGACTTCAAGAATGGAAATAACATTTTTGATTCTCTACATACGTATATCCAATCCAATTTCCCAGATTCTATTTCCCAACATAATAAAGATTATGTTAAAGGACGTGGTGTTGCTAAGAGGTTTATAAATATTGATGGTATTGGAGGCACTGGTAAAACAACTGGTGTTGATTATTTGTTAGATAAGTGCTTAAAGAAATATTACGATGGAGTATCATCTACTGCATCTAGTATTACTCTTTCTGCTGCAGAGAATCTTCATTCTGCATTAAGATTAGGAACGGATAATATTAAACCAATAACAATCCAAGATATTTTTAACACACTTTCTAAGGATTCTAGTGGTAAAGTTGTTTTTGATTTTGATACAGCTTATGAAACCAATGGAACGTCATATCAACTTAAGAGAAATGCTGATGGTGAGATTATAGATGGAAAAGGAAATAAGTTTAGCAACATCAACAATATTGATTTCTTATTTAATTCAAAAGACGGTCTTAGAGTTCTTTATATCGATGAATCTGGATTGGTAAATCGTCCTCAAATGGAGTTGTTACTTGAACTCGCTAGTAGATTTAATTTCTTTGTTGTTGGTTCTGGAGACGTTCTTCAAAATAAAGCACAAATAAAAACAAAGAAAGGAGATTATGATCAAACAGGTATTGAAGATCTTGTTTATCATAGAACTCCATCTTTAACAATTTCTATGCGTTCTGAAAATAATGGTAAATATAAAAATACAGAAGCCATTAAAGACGTTTTAAGAAAAGTTAATAAGAATTTCTTTGTTGATCCTTCAATTCCAATTTCTAAGTTAAACGATGCAGTAAAAACTGCTATTAGTGAAGCCTTAGGTTCTACTTCTGAATTGAATTTAATTTATGCTGATTCTAATCTTGCAGGTGACCGTTTAATAAGAAGTTCAGAAGTTTTGGATTTCTCGAAAAAAATGCTTACTTTTGTAAAAGAATTAACCGAAAATGAGACCGATCCATCTAAGAAACATCAATTGGCGATTGTTGTTGATGACGAAACAAAAGCAAATAATTATCGAAATCAACTTGCTAGTTTTGGAGATTCTGTAGTTGTTATTGATTCAAAGAAAGTTCAAGGTAGAGAATATGATTATGTTATTGTAGACAAACCATTTAATGATACTAATCCATATGATGCTCTTACCGATTTCTATACAATGATGACTCGCGCTAAGATAGGTAGTGCAATTGTTGATGATAATGGCGTTATTAAGAGTCTTAATATAGGTACTCATCCTGATGATACAGCATCAGAACCTGTTTTAGGTGCAGATCCTGAAACAAGAGCTCAGTTGTTTAAAGAGTATTCCGAATGGCGTAGAGGTCTTATGGAAGATATTCCAGATTTTGTTAGAAAGACTACTACAAGTACACCTGCTGCTACTTCTACTGGAGGTTCAACTCCATCTGGAGGTAATACTTCTGGAGGTGGCACAGGCACTCCAACTGTTGTTCTTAACGGTCCAGCAAAAGTAGATACTGAATTAGCGGAGCGTTTAAAGAGTAAAAAAGAACGTGACGCTTATTACACGCAACAATTACTTAATGGTAAAGCAGGACATCCATATTACCAAAAGTTGTTAGAAGCTAGAACAGCCAAAGTAGGAAAAAGCGGATATATTGATTTTGATACTTTTATATCAGAGTTAAAGGATTTTGATAACGATTTCTTTGAAACACACCCACTCTCTATTTTAAATGGAAAAACAATTGCAGGAACTGATTCTAAATTAGCTTATAGAAGTATAATTTCTGTAATTGCAAGGGCTATTTTAAATAACAAAGAAGCGAGTGGACGTTCTCAATTTATTCAATCAGCTACAGATTATCTAAAAGAAAAACTAAATAAAATTGGTTTATCTTCAGATACTTTCTGTACAGATCTTGCTTTAAGTTTTGAAAATGGAGGTTTCTTTGTATGTAATAATGGCCATATTTTCTATACATTTGAAACAAGTGGTAGGCAAGTTGCAGTACCAATTTCTGCTTATACAGATCTTACATTAAATGATTCTTACTTTGAAAATCTTGAATTTAACATCGAAATTGGAAGTATTCCTGTAAGTACAATCGGTGAAGTTTTCGTTCCTGTTATTGATACATTATCCGAAATAGACGGAGTGGTCTTAGATAAGAATGGAAATCAATACGTTGGTGTAATTACATATACTGATGAACTTAAAAATGCCGCTTTAAGATTTTTTAAAAATCAAGATGATAGTGATGCGAGTAAAAGAGCTTCTGCAGCATTTAAATATTTACAAAGAAACTCTGGTAAATCAATGCTTGCTGTTTCAACTGCTTCGTCTCAATTTGAAGATGGTGATTCTGTATTTAATGTAAATTGGGAAGGTGGTAAACCTACTTCTGCAACAAATAAAGAATATGATACTAAAAATTTTGCTCAAGAAACAGCAATGATTGGTATACAACAGATAACCAACATTCAAGATTGGTTTAGAGCAGTAAGTATTTTATACCGAGCCGTAAGACATAAGGATGACATTTCGGAATCAGATAGTGCGTGATTAGATGGATATTTTAATGAAGAGCATGTACTTGATAAATTCAATGCGGTAACTGCTGAAGATCGAGTTAATATTGCTGCAAACTATAAAGTACTTGCTTCCTATAAAGTGTTAAATAAAGAAGCTGTTAATGGTCTTAGTTCTGCAATATTTAGATTTTTAAACTCAGAAAGAATTAACGAAAACTTTAGAGCAAGATTCTGGCAGAATTTTACTAAATGATTAGGTGACAAAAAATCAAACGATGATACAAGAATTCATCGTAAAGGATTTGGAATTAACTTTAAAGATGCTGATGGAAATGCTTATATCTTTTCTGTTGTTCCTAAACCAAATCAAACTGGTTATGATATTCTATATCAAGACAGTAACAATCCAACATGACAAACTGTAGCAAGTAATCCAAGCGCAGAAATAAATACTCTGTTTTCCGGAACTAATTTTGATTTTGTTCAAGCTATTACTAAAACACTTTCTGAAATAAGCAATAGTAATATAGCCACAGATGAAATTAAAAATCTCGTTTCATCAACCAATAATAATCTAGATGATTCTTTATCAAATGGTTCTATCATAGTATTTCCTATTGATTTATATACAGATAGTGAAACTGAGCAGATTGTTGGTTATTATTCTCCTTTTGAAACAGATATTTATAATTGAATGGTTCAGGGAGATACTGGCCAAGTTGAAATTGAACCTGGTGTTTTGGATGCATTATCTGAATTCTTACAGAATGATACAATCTTTAAGAATAATATGTATAGAAATATTGCTGCAACTCCTAGAGAGGATGGTTTATCTGGATGGGCTCAATCTAAAATGGCATTAAACGGAGAAGATATTTATACAGATGTAACAAAGGTTATTGCTCCATTATATGCTCTTGGTACTACTTCCAAAGTAGATCCAGAAACAGAAACAGGTAAACAAATGCAATCTAAAGTTGGAAACTTCTTTGCTTTAAACAATGGAGATACAGGTCCTTCTCTTAACATAGACGAAGTGAATCCTCCAACTTTAAACGGAACAATTATTCATTTTGCAGATGGACAACCTAAAGTAAATAGAGATTGAATTTCAGAATTTACAACATCTGACGGAGATGGAGGTTCAATAGAATCTTTAAATGTTGGAAATAATACTATTACGCTTTCTAACGGAACGTCTTATACACTTAGCAATGACGGATTAAACGCTCTATTAACTATTCCTGCTGTAAAATCTATAATTGATAAAAATCTTATCAAAGATGTTTCTGGAAAAATTACAATTGTTGGAAATACCATTTCTGTTGCATTAGATGGTGGTGGAAAGCAAACTTTCTCAAATGCCTATCTTATAGGAGTTAATGAAAATACGTATAGCTTTGAAACTTCGTCTGGAGTAATTAGTGTCACATTAAATGAAGAAATGGCTAATAAACTTGGAAGAAGAACTCGTCAAGAAGCAATTAATCGTGGTATTTATTTAGGAGAACATCAAGATGAACTTGGGACTTCGTTCCATGTTTACTATACTCCATCAGATTTGATTTTAATTGAAGGAAATGATCCATCTAATCCGACTCAAACAATTCCAATTAGTTCAATAACACCAACTGCAACAGCACTATATGCAGGAGCAATTAATTTCACAAATCCAGAAATTATTAACAATTTTGCAAAAGTATTTAACCCAAAACCTGATTTTTCAAAAGCGTCTAAGACAGATGTTGGTAATGAAATAATGCTTATTGCAGATTCTCCTGTAATTAACGGTTCTTGAATTCAAGGATATACAGATGATACTATCGATGAAGAAAAGTCTTATAGAATTCTTGCATATGATAATAATAGAATAGGAATTTATACAGACGATAATTTATCTACATTTACTTGGATTTCTCGTAATGATAAATTTGATAGTAATGAAATTAAAGGGGATAAATCTAACGATGTTATAAATCTTATTGAAGGTACTGACATTGATTGAAGTAATCCTGCAGAAGCTATTCAGCAAATTATTTCTATAGCAAACGAAGATGAAGTTACTAAATTTGCAGATTTAGAATCTAACGATGATACTCTTGTACAATGGGTTTGACAAAATGGAACTATAGAATTATCAGAACAGCCGGATATAGAAATTGAAGGAATTTCTGCTAAATCTAGGAGAGCTATTTATAAATATCTCAAAGGGATTATTGCTGGAGAAATTTCAGATGTTAAGTTCTTCAGAGAAGGTTCATTTGAAAATGAAATTACAGTTGAATTCAAGGTAGATGGTAGAACACAACAGGAAACTTACAAGGTTGCTGGAGATAGAGTTGTTCCTCTAAAACCAGAGGTTAAGGACGCTTTTGAAACAATTGAGGCAGAATTTAATAACGCTTTTAATTCTGCACAAAATAGGTTCAATGAACTTCAAAATCAATTAGGTGTAGGAGTAACAGCAGATATGCAGGCTGAAATTCAAAATGAGTTAAATGCCCTTTCTATTCAGTTAAATACAATGCAGGCTGTTAAGGATGCTATTGCTGATCCAACAATTAATAAGAATTCAATTATATCAAAGTTAAAATTATTAGATGCTGCCACTAGAAGGCTTGTATTACAATACTATAAAGCAAATAACGATAAAAATAAATGCTAAATTATGGCGTGTGATGTATTAAGACAATATTCAAAGGATGATTATTTTAACATATATGCTGAACTTGAATTAGCAGAAGGTGATCCGATTGCTCTTTCAGATGTGTTTGAGAGTATACATCAGACATATGAACGATCTATAGCGGATGCAATACAAGCTGCTATTGAGAATGGTACATTTGATGAAAATTGGGATATTAAACCGGGGACTTTACCATCCCCGGTTCAAACCCAATTTAATGTAAATGGTGCTAAGAATTCTGAAATAGAACCAGATCAACTATCTGATTATTATTACAATAAAAAGAATGGTTATGTTCGTCTTAGTAATATGACGAAGAGATTTTTTGAAGACATTATTTCTAAGACAGTATTTAACAAAGACACAGGAAGCTTTTTTAGACCAACAACAAACTCTATAAATCAAGCTTTGTATGATTATAAAGTTGAATTACTTAATAAACTTTGGAATTTTACTGGAAAATCATACATGGCAGAATTAGTTGCTAATGAAGATAACCTAACATTAGTTATTAGTAGGACTCTATCGGATTTTGCTACAATGTCTACAATAGATGGTGCAGATACTATATGGGATGATTATATTATCTTAAAGCAATTTGATAAGCTTTTGAATGATTATGCACCATTTATCAAGAAGGATGCTGCTTTTGAGAATACGAATTATCAAAGTAAGAATATGTATAGATGGGATCCTTCCGGTACATATAGACAAAGTTGAACAGATTCTGAGGATTCAGATATTTCCAAAACAACATCCCCTTTAGTTAGATTACTTGCTGATTATTTTACTTGTGCAGATGCTAGAGGAAATGAAATAAATAGGCCAATCGGTTTTACAACATTTAATATTGCAATGGCTACACTTGCAAAGTGAATGCATGAAAATAGGCAATGATTAGATGTTCAAGAAGTCAATAGAGATATTAGAAAGAACGGTTTATCTGCAGATTTAGGAAAAGCGATTGATGTTTATATTGCACATGCTAATCCAAATGATTCACTAAAAGAAGTTCTTTATGGTATTAAAAAGCATGTCTTTAATAAAAATAACGCTATTCCTCTTAGCATTAAGCAAGCATTTGCCAATCAATTCTTTATTACCGCCAAATACTCTTATATGGCATATCGTCAGAATTATGAAGAAGGTCAATTTGATATAAACGGACAGTATTTGGAAGATTCGTTTGTTAATATAAAAACAATGAATCTTATGAAAACCTTCCAAAACAAAGTTTGGTTTTATCAATGAAAACCAGAATTATTTGCAAGGCTTAAAAATAAACATGGAATTGTAACATCTGTTAAAGATGGAATTATAACAATTAAATTTGATAGTACAAAAGGTTGGGGAGATGGATTTAATATTACTGTTACTAGAGACGGAGAAGGAATTTCTATTAGAATACCCGATACCAAAGTTATAGATGATAATGTAATGATTTCATTAATTCAAGATACACTTGATATTCTTATTCCTTCTGATTATCAAAATGTTCTTGATGCAATGTCTGTTTCAGCACCTGTGCCAGCTACATTATTTAATACTTTTATTCAACCTATAGCATTAATGCTTGCAGCTTCAGAGGAAGGCTCTGATTTTCCTTCTGTTTTCAGTTATAACGAAGATTCCGAATTAATTAATACATATCACTTTCAACAAAGATTTATACAATCTGGTAAATTCCAAAGTATTGTAGATGGTATTAATGACCTTAATGTACTTAAAAATGGTGAGGGAAACAATCTTCCTATTTATCAATTAGCTCCTGCTATATTTGATATTTTTACAAATATCGACGAAATAGCAGATGCCGCGAATAAGGATAAAACAGGCAAATCTGTTGGAGGAATTACTTTAGAAAGTACTGTTTCTAAAGAACTTGGTAATTGATGGGCAGCTAAAGAAATTTCTAGTGTTTTTGGAGAAAATCTTTTTGTAAAACATAGAGATTTACTTAAAAAAATTATTGTTCGCTCTGATATTAAAATTGGAAATATAACAAAATCATCTGATAAACTTACAGCATCTGAAGTTGCCTCTGTAGCAATCTTTAATGATTTTTATCAAAATCTTGTAAGAGAGCCAGATGCAAATAATCCAGACGCATTAAGTGGAACCATTCTCATTCAGCCTATTACTTACTCTGATAAGAAAACACACTTTCTTCCTGCAATTGACTTAACAAAGCTCTATTTGTCTGTTGGTTCTGATCGTGTAAAAGCAATTGATGTTTTTAGAAGACTTGTTAGACCTGATTTAGAAGGAAGATATAAATATGTACAAGCCGTTCAAAATGAAATAGCGAGAACTAGAGGCGAGAAAACAAAAGCACAAATATATAACCAGTATATCAGATTTAGAAACGCTATTCAAAATGCAGATTATGATTCCATAGAAGTTGTTGATAAATCTGGTAGAGTTTGGAATGGGAGCGATCTAATGAACGTCTTATTAAAAGATATTGTTTCTCCGAACGTAAACAATTATTCTAATTTTGATTCTCTTACTGGATTTAAGGCGGTATCTAAAATTCTTTCTAATTTAAATCAATTTGAAGATCCAATTAAGTTACTTCGTGCAATCTTTAAGAGTGCAGGGACAATGCTTAATGAAGATTTTGATATCATTCAACTTAAGAATGGAAATTTACAAGGAAACGAATCCCTTTATTTTGCTGCTACAACATATACGCCTCAAGGTATTGAAAATTACTTAAAACAAGAAAAACTTAAATTTGCATTTGACTTACAGGAATATGGTGTATCAATGGATGTATTAACACACCCTGAATTAAGAAGGTATATAGATACATTCTCAAAGGATACACAACGCATATGATTTGATCCTCACTCTAAAATAATGCGTTTATTTAGAGTGTTTCAAACTGAAGCAGATGGAAAATTAACTGAAATATTTCCGACTCAAGCTGACTTTGAAAACGATGTATTTAAACACAGGTCAGATTTAACTGTACAACTTAATCCAATGCTTGAAGGATTTTTCCTAGCAAATTCCCTATTTGGAAGTCAATTTAATGATGTAATGTTTGGTGGAACTGAAGGATACATTCCAAAGTTTTCAGGATCTGTTGATTTTGATAATGCCAATCAATCTATTATTGGACAAATGATGGCATCTCGTCTTGCTAATGAATTTAAACGTACTACCTATGGTGGTGCTGTTAAACGTAAATTTGCGACAGGTCTAAAATTTGGCGTTGCTAATAAGATTAGATTTTCTATTGTTGAGGATGATGAGCCAAATCTTTCTACATTAAGAGGTAATACAGAAGGACAAGTAGCACAAGATGGTTCCGGTTGGGTTCTTCCTTTCCTTGGCAGAATGATTAATAAATCTCTTGTAGATTCTCCTGTTGGAGATGTTAGAAAAACTATTGCTGGATGAGTTGATCCAAGAACTGGTACACAAGTTCACTTTAAATGGGCGGAAACAACAATTACTGCTGATATGCGTCAAAAAGCACAAGGTAATGGTTCTGCTGAAGTAATGTATCGTAAAGGAACAAGTGCTTTTGATATCACAAATAAATTTAAAGCGATAAGAGATTTAAATCGTTATTATGATATTAGGAAAAATGCTCCAGTTATTATTATAGAAGACGAACAAATAACAAGAACAAAACCTATATATCGATATGACTTAGATTCTGGTCAGTATTGGAAACTTGAAGCTATCAGAAACACAGATGCTGGTTTTGAAACAGCTTGAAGTCTTGTTGATAAAAATGGAGAATTAGTCTATCGAGATGGTAAATCTGTTAAAGCTGCTTGAACAACTCAAATTCATACTTTATATGATTTAGATCAAGCTCTTGGTGGTGCTTTTGTATATGAGCTTGATGAAAATGGAGATATGGTTACATCTGAAGGAGTTCATGATATTCTTACTAATATTATTTGTACTAATGATATGAAAGAGGATTTCATTGGCTATATTGTAAATCATTCTTCTGCAAAAGCTGGTGCAATTAATGTTAATGATTACTCTACATTAAATGACGATGATACAACACTTAATCATCACTATTTAAATGCAACTGGTATTGGTGTTCAGATGGATGCTGACCACGAAATGGATTTTGCATCTGTTACGGAAATGTCACAGATGGTTTCTCTTCTTACACAAAGTGGTACTAATATTGAGTTAGTAAACAAAATTTATTCGGACATTGGACAAGTTGCTGCAGAAGCCATGCGTGATATTTTAGCTGCTGTAGAAAGCGATGATGCTGATATTTATCGAATTATAGGTAAGGCGCTTCTTGATACATTCGATTCTGGAAGAAAAGAAGAAATTGGTCTTGCTCAAGCTTTTATCAGAAATGCGCAAAATGCAATTCTTAAAGAGAGAGGTTTAGATAACATAATTCTTCCTTATTCTGCAGAAAGTGTTAGAGGTTCATTTGTTGCAGCTGTTACTTCTTTGATTAACAAAAAGGGTATTAAACGTAAATATGCTGGGTTCGGTGGCGTTCAGGTTCCTGCCGATAAAAC